AATAGTATTGTTAATGGCAATAGCAATGTAACGGTAGCAGCCAATGGCAATGTAACGACAAGTGTTGCAGGAAACAGTAATATATTCATTGTTACTGGCACCGGCGTAAATGTATCCGGTACACTAAACAGTACCGGTAATGCTAATGTAGGCAATTTGGGTGCCACAGATGTACTAGCAACAACATTGGGTGGTTCACTAACAACGGCAGCTCAACCAAATATAACCTCAATTGGTACATTAAGTAGTTTAAGTGTAAGTGGTAATATCACTTCTGGTAATGCTAATTTAGGCAACAATATATCAGCTAACTTCTTCACTGGAAATGGTAGCTTGTTAACCGGAGTTACAGCAACTTCAGTAGCAGGTGCTAACGTAACTGGTCAAGTTGGTAATGCGTTAGTTGCAGGTACTGTATATACAGCCGCACAACCAAACATCACAAGTGTTGGTACACTAACAAGTTTAGATGTAACGGGTAATATTACATCAGGTAATGCTAATTTAGGCAATAATGTATCGGCTAATTTCTTTACTGGCAATGGTAGTTTATTAACTGGTATTACAGTTAGTGCAGGTAATACTATTGTAAATGGGAACAGTAATGTATTAGTATCTGCAAACGGTAATGTAACAACTAGTGTAGCAGGTAATGCAAATATCTTAATTGTAACAGGCACGGGTGTTAATGTAGCAGGAACACTAAATGTAACAGGTAATGCAACAATTGGCAATATTGTTACATCTGGTTCAGGTGGTAATGTATCTAATGTTAATGTTATTTCAGCCAACACATTTACTGCTTCAGGCAACATAACAGCCAGCAATGCAAACTTAGGTAATAGTGTTACCGCTAATTACTTTACTGGTAACTTATATGGTACTGCTAATTTATCTACATTTGCAACAACTGCTAATAGTGTAGCAGGGGCTAATGTTAGTGGGCAAGTAGCCAATGCATTAGTATCCGGTACAGTATATACAAATGCACAACCAAATATAACAACGGTTGGATCATTGCTTGGATTAACAGTAAGTAATGCAACCGGGGTAGTAAACTTTACAACTACTGCTAATATAGCATTAGGTCCAGTAAGTAATGTACATATTACCGGTGGCTCAAATGGACAATATCTACAGACAGATGGATCTGGTAATTTAAGTTGGTCTACAGTAAGTACTAATCCAAGTAATATTAGTAATGGCAATAGCAATGTAAGTATTTCAACAGCTAATGGCAATATCACAATGAGTGCTGTTGGTAATGCAAATATTGTAACTGTTACTGGTACAGGTGCTAATATTTCTGGAACATTGAATACTACTGGTAATGTAACGTTTACCGGATCTAACATCAGTTTAGGTAATGTAGGTAATGTTCGTATAACCGGCGGTACTGCTAATTATGTATTAAGTACAGATGGTGCGGGTAACTTAGATTGGGTGGCACAAAGTGGTGGTAATGCGGCAAACGTAACAGTAGATAACTTTACTGGTAATGGTGTACAAACAATATTTACTTTAAGCACTACTCCAATTGGCATAAATCAAACTAGTGTTAACTATAATGGTGTAACAGTATTACGTTCAGATTATACATTATCTGGAGCAAACATCACATTCAGCAGTGCCCCTGCAAATGGCAGTTATATAGAAGTAACAACAATCAATTTAACCGCTGGAGGCGGTGGTGGAGCATCATCAGCTGCCGCAGTAGGCTATTCATTAATATTTGGAGGATAATATGGCAGCACCAAACATAATCAGTGCAACAACAATCAATGGTAAAACAACGGGTGCAAACCTAACAACAACAAGTGCAACTACAGTATTAAACAATGCTAGCGGTAGTGGAAAATGCTTAAAAGTAAACGTATTAAACGTAGCAAACTATGGAGCTAACGCAGCCAATGTAACAGTTGGTTATTACAATGCAGCCAACGTTGGTGGAACATTATTTCAACTTGTGGGTAATGTAAGTGTTCCTAGCAATAGCACATTAAATGTTATTGATAAAACAAGTCAGTATTACTTAGAAGAAAACAGTAGTTTAGGAGCTATAGCCGGTACAGCTAACACATTATGTGTTACTTGCAGTTATGAGGATATAAGCTAAAATGGTTAAAAGATATTATGGCGGTGTAATGTCTGCTACACAGGTTAATGCCGCATCAAATTCTGGATTTTACAACGCTACTCAACAGATGCAAGCTAAACAAGCCAATAACTGGCCTCTGCCGCCTAGTCCTGGCACACAGAAAGCTATATTTGGATATGGATACGCTAGTGCTTATGTATCAATAACCAACCTAGTAAGTAATACCGGTGTAGTAGCCGCAGACGTTACTGGTGTAGGCACTCCTAGAAATTCACTAGCAGCCGCTGGTTATGGTGGTGATAAGGCTATATTTGGATATGGGACTGGTGCTGCGTTCGGTGTGTCGGTAACCAACCTAGTATCAAATACCGGTGTAGTTGCTAGTGATACTGCTGGAGTAGGAACTGCTAGAAGTGGATTAGCAGCCGCAGGTTATGGTACTGATAAAGCTATATTTGGATATGGAGCTAGTGCATCAGTAACCGCAATCACCAACTTAGTATCAAATACAGGTGTAGTTGCTAGTGATACTGCAGGCGTCGGTACTGCAAGACATTCACTAGCAGCCGCCGGGTATGGTAGTGATAAAGCACTATTTGGATATGGTAACAATGGTGGACTTTATCGATCAATAACCAATCTAGTATCAAACACCGGTGTTGTTTCTACTGATACTGCAGGTGTCGGTACTGCTAGAGGTACTTTAGCAGCCGCAGGCTATGGCGGGGATAAGGCTATATTTGGTTATGGCGAAGTTTCAGGTGGTACTGGTGTAACAGCAATAACCAATCTAGTATCAAACACAGGTGTTGTAGCTACTGATACTACAGGTGTTGGTACTGATAGAGATAGTTTAGGAGCCGCAGGTTATGGAACAGATAAGGCTATTTTTGGATATGGTGGTAATAATTCTGGCGTAGTATATTCAATAACCAACTTAGTAAGTAACACAGGAGTTGTTGCAAGTGATACAGCAGGTGTCGGTACTGCTAGATATTATCTTGCAGCCGCAGGATATTCATCAACTTAAAAGAATAAAATTAACAACACACTAAAATAATTCGTGGAATGAAGATACATTATATTGAAATAACTGTGTAACTGTTACAAAACAAATTGGATTAAATACATAGATGGATTATATTAAGAGAACTACTACATGGCAATTACAAAGTTACAACCGTTTAATTTAGATACAACTGATAATTACACCTTTGCCAATGTAACAGCTAGTAACATCAATGGTGCTAATTTAGTTAGTGCTAATTATGTTACTGGAACTCTAACCACAGCCGCACAACCAAATATAACAAGTGTCGGTACACTAACAAGTTTAGCTATAACAGGCAATATCACATCCGGTAATGCTAATTTAGGTAATCTAGCAACAGCTAACTTCTTTACCGGTAATGGTAGTCAATTAAGTGCATTAACTTTTGGTAATATCACAACTTTTACCACAGCCGGACTAAGTACAGATAAATTATATCTGCAAGGCACAACACGACTAAATGTCACTGCTAGTGGATCTTCCGGGTATATTTTTGACCAATATGGTGCTACAGTCAATCCTGCATTATATGTTACTAGTGGTCAAACATTAGCATTTAATTTGAATGTATCAGGACATCCATTCTTAATTCAAACAAGTGGTGGCGCAAATTACAGTACTGGCTTAGAACATGTTGATAGTACAGGAACAGTATTATCTACTACTTCAGCTCAAGGACAAATATCAGGAACATTATATTGGAAAGTTCCATATGGTATAACAGGTAATTACAAATACCAATGTTCTGCTCATGGTGGCATGAATGGTAATATTGTTGTAACTGATGCTAATATTGCAAATATAAGTGTTGGATTGGCAACATATGCTACTACAGCTAATGCAGTAGCTGGTGCTAATGTTTCAGGTGAAGTTTCATTTGCGGCAACTGCTAATAGTGTAGCTGGTGCTAATGTAACCGGTTTTGTAGCAAATGCAAACGTTGCAAACACTGCATATTCAGTAGCTGGTGCTAATGTTTCAGGCGCGGTCGCATATGCAAGTACTGCAAATAGTGTAGCTGGTGCTAATGTTTCAGGTGAAGTTTCATTTGCGGCAACTGCTAATAGTGTAGCTGGTGCTAATGTTTCAGGCGCGGTCGCATATGCAAGTACTGCAAATAGTGTAGCTGGTGCTAATGTTTCAGGCGCGGTCGCATATGCAAGTACTGCAAATAGTGTAGCTGGTGCTAATGTTTCAGGTGAAGTTTCATTTGCGGCAACTGCTAATAGTGTAGCTGGTGCTAATGTTTCAGGTCAAGTAGCGAACGCATTAGTTTCTAGTACTGTTTATACTAATGCACAACCAAACATTACTAGTGTTGGTACATTAAGTAACTTAGCGGTTACAGGTAATATAAGTGCAGGTAATGTATTAACTGACAACTTACTATATGCTAATGGTGTTGCATGGTCTTTTGGTGGCGGCGGAACACCAGGTGGAAGTAATACATTTATTCAATTTAATGATGGTAGTACTTTTGGCGGCAATGCAGGGTTGACATTTAATAAAACAACTACAACTCTTACAGCAAATAACTTTGTTGCAACCACTACTGCTAATTTAGGAAATGTAGGTAATGTTAGAATTACCGGCGGTTCCAGTAGTCAATATCTACAAACAGATGGCACAGGTAATTTAGCTTGGGTAAGTATAAGTTCAAGCTCTACCTTAGGAAATGGTAACAGTGCAGTGTCTATTCCAGCCGCAAATGGTAATATCAATATTACTGCTGTAGGTAATACTACTGCTATAGTTACTGGAACTGGGGTAAATGTATCTGGTACATTAAATGTAACCGGTCAAAGTAATTTAGGTGCAGTTGGTAATGTAGTTATTACAGGTGGAACTAATGGCTACGTATTACAGACTGACGGAGCAGGAAGCTTATCGTGGGTTGCACAATCAGGTGGCGGAGGCGGCGGATCATCTATTAGTAATGGTAATAGTAATGTAAATATACCATCTGCAAACGGCAATGTTAATATCAGTGCTGTTGGAAATGCTAACATCCTAGTTGTTACTGGTACAGGTATTAATGTAGCAGGAACATTAACCTCTACAGGCAATGTGATTGCTAATAATATTAGTGCTGGCGCAGGGGCAGGCGGTAGTATTACTGGTGCTAACTTGATTAGTGCAAACTACTTCACTGGTTTATTCAGTAATGGTAATAGCAATATTAACATACCTTCAGCTAATGGTAATGTAACAGTTAGCGCAGGCGGAAACGCTAACATATTAGTTGTTACAAGTACAGGTACATCTGTTACTGGTAACGCAAATATTACTGGTAACATCATAGCTGGTAATGCAAATATTACTGGTAACATCATTGGCGCTAATTATATTAGTGCTAACTACTTCTATGGTACTATTGTATCTAGTGCATCAAGTCAACCTAATATTACTAGTGTAGGCGCACTAACTGGATTAACGGTAAGTAATGCTGCCACCACAGTTAATTTTACTACCGGCACGGTCAACTTTACTACTAACACAGTCAACTTTGCAAATGTTAGCAATGTTAACTTGGGTTCAGTATCAAATATTCACATTGCTAATGGAACAGCTAATCATTTCTTAAAGACAGACGGTACGGGTAATTTAACTTGGTCTCAAGCTATTCCCACTATTACAGATGATACGGGTTCTGGCACAACATATTATCCTGTATATGCTACAAGTTCTTCTGGTGGTTTCTTAACAGCTGGCATATCATCAACTAAGCTACAGTTTGTTCCTGGTACAGGTACATTAACTGTTACAGACTTAAACACATTGTCTGACGCTACATTGAAAGAGAATCAGGAATCAATAACTGATCCAATGGCAGTATTGTCACAGTTGTTTGGTATGGGATTCAATTGGGCTGATAGTAAAAAGAAATCATATGGTCTAATGGCGCAGATGGTTGAGAAGATACTACCTGAACTTGTAAATACAAATCAACAAGGACAGAAAGCTGTTAATTATATACCAATAATTGCATTCTTAATAGAAGCCGTGAAAAAACAGCAAGAGGATATAGACGCTCTTAAAAAAAGATAAATAGTAGTAGCCGAGTTCAAAGGAGCGAAGATGGCCATAAAAGTAAGCAGTTCAACCGTCATTGACGATAATAAAATATTTTTACCTAATAATTCAGCAGAAGTAAGTGCGGCCGCAACTATTTCTGCAGGCGCCTTGGCACTAAATCTAAACACAGCCGCAGTATTTACAGTGGCATTAAACGCAAATATAACTTCTATAACATTGTCTAATATACAAGCATCAGGAAGAGTAAGTTCATTTGTATTAATCTTTACAGCAGACGGAACAGCACGGTCAGTCACATGGCCTGCAAGCTTTCATTGGCCAACAGGTACGGCTCCTACACTAACTTCATCTAATGGTAAAGAAGACGTTTTTGCGTTCTTTACAGTTGATGGTGGTACAAACTGGCAAGCATTCATTTCAGGGCAGAATTTATAATGGCTAATTATGCACATGTAGTTGACGGTAACATAGAAGGTGTATATGACCTTATTCCAAATAATTGGAAAAACATCAGTAATTTTCATGTATTTACTGAAGAAGAAAGATTGTCTGTTGGTTGGTATACTTTAGTTAAAGCGTATCCTGAATATAATCCAGAAACACAAAAAATAGATAACCCTAGACAATATTTTTCTGATGGTGTAGCATATGAGACAATGGACATTATTGAGTTACCAAGATTTGCAGTATATGAACCTACTCCAGAGGATATACAATTACAACAAGAATTTAGTACTAATGCACAATGGAACCTAATAAGAGGTGAACGTGATACTAGAATGTCATCATTTGAGTGGAGATATACTCGTTATGATAGACAAGTTAGACTGGGCGAAACACCTGTAGATAATTTAACATTAATGGATGCATATATGCAAGCATTAGCTGATATTACTACACAGACAGATCCGTTTAACATTATTTGGCCAGAGTTTGGTGGGTAAAGTATGTCATTAGAAAAGTGGTTATTAACTGTCCAGCCCTCAACGGGAGTAGATGTAGAATCATTATACATGTTTGGTGACAATACATGGGGTCAATTAGGTACAGAAGATAGAACTTTTAAATCTAGTCCTGCATTGATTGGTGCACAGTCATGGAGTCAGATAGCAAGCGGTTTAAGTCATACAATAGGCATTCGAAGTGATGGCAAACTATTCGCTTGGGGTGCTAATACATATGGTCAATTAGGTAACAATGATGTCACCTTAGTACATCGTAGTAGCCCAGTACAACTTGGGATTAATAATTGGAGTAAGGTTAGTGCTAACGGTGACACTTCTTATGCTATTGATTATAATGGACTAATATATGCTTGGGGTTTAGGCTTTAATGGTCAACTTGGTAATAATAGTATGTCATCAGTATGGGGGGAACCTTCAAGCTGGACTCAGGTATTAACCGGTATTAATAGTATAGCTATAAAATCAAATGGCACACTATGGGCTTGGGGTCGAAATGGTGAAGGACAATTGGGTGATAATACTCTTATCTCTAGAAGTAGTCCAGTACAAATTGGTACAAGTAGTTGGATTGCATTAGGTGGTGCAGCAGGCACCTCCAGCGGTCGTTTTGGGGTGCGTAATGACAACTTGTTGTTTGTTTGGGGTAATGTTTCCCAAGGCCAATCCGGTAACAATAATACCACACAGCTTTCCAGTCCAACATTAACTGGTTCATTAAGTACATCTCAAATACAAAAATCATATACAAGTAGTATAGCTATAGCACAGCGTAGTTGGACTACAGTAGCATATAATCAAATAGGTTCACTATTTGCTATAAGAAATGACGGTGTATTATTTGCTTGGGGATCTAATTCCCATGGAGAATTAGGATTAAATGATAGGATACATCGTAGTAGTCCGGTACAAATTGGTACAAGTAGCTGGACTAGTATTTCAGTTAATGGAAACATGGGTAGTTACGGAACTGCACTAGCACTACGTGCAGATAATACATTATGGTCATGGGGTGGTAATACTTTTGGAGAACTTGGTTTAAATAATATTCTACATAGAAGTAGTCCGGTACAAATTGGTACAGGTACCTGGAGTAAATTGATTCAAAACGGTGGTATTCCCTCTCCAAATAGTGCCGCTATAGATTCAAATCAAAAGTTATGGTCATGGGGAAATAATACTGGTGGACTACTCGGATTAGGTGATCAGGTACATCGTAGTAGTCCAGTACAAGTTGGTACAAGTAATTGGCTTATGGTTAGTGCTGGCACCGACATGATGGCCGGTATAACTGTCAGTGGTGCGTTATTTGCCTGGGGTAGTAATACAAACGGGCAACTAGGTATAAACTCCACTATCAGCAGGTCTAGTCCTGTACTAATTGGTATAGATAGTTGGGCTATGATTACTAGTGGTAAAAACATGACTATGGGAATAACCACGGGGGGCGAATTATACACATGGGGCCTTGGAACGTATATTGGCGATGGTTATGGTATATCAAGAAGTAGTCCAGTACAAATTACTGCACTAACAACATCTCCATTAACAGTTTCATATAATTCATATTTAACTACAATAGGTTCAACTGGAACTAGTTGGGTATATATAAATGGTGGCTCAGCCAATAAGTTAGCTATACGTAATGATGGTAAATTATTTGCCTGGGGCTCTAATGGTTACGGGCAACTAGGTATAAACTCCACTAACGACAGGTCTAGTCCTGTACAAATTGGTACAAGTAGTTGGACTACGGCAATATTAGGCAATGGTTCTACATTTGCAATTCGTAATGATGGTAGTTTATGGACATGGGGTGATAATACATACGGACAACTGGGATTAAACGATAAAGTTCATAGAAGTAGTCCAGTACAAGTTGGTACAGATTATAATTGGACACATGTTAATGGTGGCTTTCAGGCTCTGGCTATTAAAAATAACGGATCACTATGGGCCTGGGGATATAACGGTCTCGGTTCATTGGGATTAAATGATACAAATTGGCGTAGTAGCCCAGTGCAAGTTGGTACAAGTAGCTGGATCATGGTCTCCGCTATAGGATCACAATCCCTGGCTATACGCAATGATGGTAGTTTATGGACATGGGGTGATAATACATACGGACAACTGGGATTAAACGATAAAGTTTATAGAAGTAGCCCAGTACAAGTTGGCACAAGTAGCTGGACTATGATAAACAGTTACCTTAATGCTAGCTCGGGTATTACTTCAGATAACAGATTATTTACTTGGGGTGATAATACATATGGCCAATTAGGTTTAAATGACATAGTATCTCGTAGTAGTCCAGTTCAAATTGGTACAAATTTATGGTCTCAAGTTAACGGTGGTTACCCTGCTATGTACGGAAGACGAATAGATGGGTCATTATGGGCGTGGGGATATAATGGACAATCAGAATTAGGTGATGGTACTACTCAACATCGTAGTAGCCCAGTACAAATTGGTGGTGCTAACAGTTGGAATATGGTAGGTGGATTTGCTGCCGCTATTGACAGTAATGGTATGTTATGGTCTTGGGGCCTTGGACAATATGTAGGCGAAGGTAATAGTATTTCACGTAGTAGCCCAGTATTCATTATTTCAGGTAAAGATTCATGGACATACGTAAGTGCAGGTGATGATTTGTACTCTGCTATACGGAGTGATGGATTATTATTTAAATGGGGGCTGTATAATAATGGCGCAAATGGTCGATCAGTTCCGGGTACTACAACGATTCCCCAACAAATTACTACAAGTAGTTGGAGTCTAGTACCTGGTGGAGGATCAACTAGTGTGGGTATTGACTCATCAGGGCAATTATTTACATGGGGCACTGGCACCAACGGACAACTAGGGGAGAACAACACAACGCATAGATCATCACCGGTCTTTATTCGTTCTATGAATGATTCTTGGACAGGTATAGGTATAGGAACTCCTAATTCATTGCACATTGCAGGTATACGAAATGATAATACACTATGGTTGTGGGGTCA